CTCAGGCGCTGAAAACCGTGCTGTCTGCTCAGTATGAGGGCAAGTTCATCGTCACCGTTTCCGGCGCTGTCGTTACCCTCAAGCAGATTTTCGGCGGCGAGGGCAAGCTGCCTGTCGTGACCGTTTCCGGCGCTGTCAAGGCCGCTGCTGCCCAGACCACCGCAGGCGTGGCTAAGGTATCTCAGACCCGTTACACTACCTACGTTCTGGGCGACGGCGCTATCGAGTACACCGACTGCGGCGCTAAGGTGCCCTACGAGATGGATCGTGATCCTCACACCAACGGCGGCGAGGACACCCTCTATGGCCGTCAGCGCAAGTGCTTTGCCCCCTACGGCATCAACTTCACCAAGGCCAAGATGGAGAGCTTGTCTCCCACCGATGACGAGCTGGAGAACGGCGAAAACTGGGAACTGGTGAACTCCAACGAGGCCGAGGGCAAGCAGTACATTGCCCGCAAGGCTATCCCCATCGCCCGCATCCTCTCTCTGGCCTGATTTCGGATTGCTGAGGGGGTTACGCATGGCGCACGATATGTATCTCACCTATGAGGAGTATTTGGCCCTGGGCGGTGCCATTGATGCCGCTGCGTGGCCTCCGCTGGAATGTGCCTGTAGAAAGCGCATTGATCGCATAACGGATTGCCGTGTCCAGAACATGGCTGAGGTTCCGAAGGCGGTCAAGCTCTGCATTTTTGCGCTGGCACAGATGGAGAGTGCCGTCGGCTCCGTGGCACAGGTTATATCGCCCACGGTTACATCGTTCAGTACGGATGGCTACACTGAAAACCACGGGAATGTGCCGAACGCCGAGAAGGCAGCCAAGCAGATGAACGCCATTGCGGCGGATATGCTGTACGGTGAGCTGGACGATTACGGCGTTCCCCTGCTGTATAGAGGAGTGACGTAAAATGCAGCTTTGCAATGACACCATCACCCTATACAACCGGCGATTCGACCCGGATGAGGATTGCGATGTTTATGAGCGCACCGTCATCCGGGGCGTTCACTGGTTCAACTCTGAGGCAACCACCGTTGACAGCACTGGGCTGAAAGCTGCAAACAAGGTCACAATCCGCATCCCCACGGATGCGGATTTCGGAGGTAAGGTGTATTTGCCCCCTAAGCAGTACGCCGCCACCGATGACCCTGCCGCCGCTTTTACATTGGTTGCTGGCGATCTTGTAGTTTTGGGCATCGGTGCTGAGGATTTGCGCCCCGCCGCTATCCATGACACCTACTCCGAGGCTGCAACCATCCTGCAGGTCACAGACAACCGCCGCGCTCCACGAGGGCGGCATTGGAAAGTGATAGGTTCATAATGCAATTATCTGTTAATGCACAATTTGATTTTGACGGCATCAGTGTCGTTTTGGATCGTCACGGCTTTGGCAATCATGGCATTGTGCAAAAGACTATCGACAACGCCGTGATACGTTGGTGTATGGGTTATACACCAGCTGACACCTTTATGCTGGCAAAGAGCCCATACGCGGCATCTGACATCGGTTCTGGTATTATCGTTTATCCTGGCCCTTATGCGCATTATATGTATGTGGGTGAGGTCTACGGACCTAACATCCCAGTTTTTGACGATAACAGCGGCACTCCTACGCGGTTTTTTTCGCGTCCCGGCGAAAAGAAAAAGCCCACAGGCCGGGCCATCCAGTATAAAACTGATAAGAATGCTCTGGCCGGGCCATTTTGGGCAGAACGAATGAAAGCAGACCACATTGACGACATCATAAAGGAGGCCAAAAATGTCGCAGGTATCAAATAGTATCGATAGTTTGCGGCAGTGGTTTCGTCAATGCCCGCTCTTGTCGAAAAGTAATCGCTTTGGTGCCGACTATCTGAGCGAGAACCCTACCGAGTATGCCATCTACGCCTCGCCGTCCACGCTGAAATACCGGGAAAATATTTTGGGCGAAAGTGTTTTAGAGGATAAGCAGACACAAAACTACATTTTCGCCACGCGCGAAAATTATGGTTCTGATGTCAAACAGAATTCTAACAATCTCGCCTTTTTCACGGGGCTTATTGCGTGGATGATCGAACAGAACAATGCCCGAAACTTCCCCCGTATGGAGGAGGGTCGGGTTACTGCCATCGTACCGACGCTGACCGCCTATCCGGCACAGGTCGGTTCGGACAGTGCAAAATATCAGATTCAGATACAAATTACATATAGGAGAAACTGATAAACATGAAAATTGAACGCAAATATATGGCGCATTTCCTCAACGCCACCTTTGGCGGCGATACGGGCACCGCTAGCTACGTCCGCCTAGGCAAAGACTTGGAGGAATACAGTCCCGAGCTCTCTGCTAACGTGGAAAAGAAGCAGAATATTCTGGGCCAGACCTCCGTCACCATTGACAGCTACCAGAAACAGGGCGAGGTCAGCCCTTATTACGCCGAGAAGGGTGATGCCCTGTTTGAAAAGCTGCAGGCCATTATTGACGGCGATTTGGTTCTGGACAATCTGAAAACTGACATCGTAGAGGTCAAACTTTGGGAGAACGGGACGTCCGACGCATTCCCTGCCGTAAAAGAGGAGTGCTACATTGAGGTGTCCAGTTACGGCGGCGACACTACCGGCTACCAGATTCCGTTCAATGTACACTACACCGGTATCAAAACCAAGGGTACGTTTAACCCCACCACTAAAGCATTCACTGCATCGGAATAACACATCATAACATAATGGAGGTACATTATGAAGCTGACATTGGATCGTGGATTGAAAATTTATGAGGTCGAAGATATTGACGGCACGCCGCTTGGCACCATCAAAATCAATCCTGCTGACTTGGGCATTGTAGGCCGCTTGGCACAGACCCGCGATAACCTCGCCGCCATGGCCGAAAAAATCAATGACAACATCGATCCCAAAATGCTGAACGAGATTGATGCAAACGTCAAGGCTGAAATCAACAACATTTTCAACAGTGATGTTGCACCGATCTTTTTCGGTAGTGTTTCAGCGTTGGCGCTGTGCGATGATGGCACTATGGTGTTTGAAAAAGTCCTTAACGCCATTGCTCCCATCATTGAAGATGCTGTGGGCGATGCCATGAAGGCCAGCCAGAAACGGATGGAAAAGTACACTGCCACCTATAGCAATACCGATAAGGGCCTTGCCCCTGGCCAACAGGCATGAGCGCTTGGGAATTACCCACTACCGTAGAAGTCGCCAGGCAGACATTTGCAATACGATCAGATTTTCGCGCCGTACTAGACGCTTTGGCGGCCTTGGCTGACCCCGAGCTAACTCAGCAAGAGCAATACATGGCCTGTTTGCAAATCCTTTACCCGCGCTGGCGGGATCTGCCTGACCTTAATGACGCATTGCAGGCAGCTTTTATCTTTATCAATAATGGTAAAGACGAGGAATCCCGCAGCCCGTTGCCCCGCCTGGTAGATTGGGGGCAAGATGCTCCCATCATCGCACCTGCCGTGGATAAGGTACTGGGGTACAGCTGCCGCCGGTGCAACTACCTACACTGGTGGGAGTTTCTGGGTGCTTTTTACGGTATTGGCGATGGGCTGTTTGCGCAGGTGGTCAACATCCGCAGTAAGCAGGCCAAGGGCAAAAAGCTGGAAAAATCCGAATTGGAGTTTGCCAGAGAAAATGCCCGCCTTATCAAGATTCGTGATCCTGAAAGCGCCGAAGATAGGGCAGAAAAAGAACGACTACTGGAAATGCTAGGGTCGTAAAAGCATCTGGAATTCAATTCAGATACCACCATTCCACTAAAAACATAGCGTCTTTGCGCAGCATTTCCTGCACGAGACATTTCACTTGATAACATTTTAGCCACTGCAAAACCCTATCCGTTTTCGGATAGGGTTTTCTTATGCCTAATAGGAGGTGGAACCTTGGCAGACGGCTCTATTATCATTGATGCCCGCCTCAATAAGAAAGGCGCAGAATCCGATCTGAAAGCATTGCAGGCCAAGGCCAAAAGCACTGCGCAGCAAATTGCAGCAGTAGATAAACAATTAGGCAGTGCTCAAACAAAACGGAATACGCTGGCTGACAGCCTTGAAAGCGCTCGCCAAAAAGCGCGCGAAACTGCCGATGCCCTAAGCGATGTAAACCGTCAGATCGATGCCGCTGAACAAGCGCACCTGCAAAACATCAAAGATGAATACCCCAGTATGAGTGATACAGGGGTACAGAAGGTTTTGAATTCCCGTATGCAGGGCGAAACCAAGCTAATGGAGCATCAATCCAAACTTCTCGCCTTGTCGAGCAAGCAAGAATCCGTTCTGAATGAAACCGTTTCCGCTTATCAAGATCAGGACAGCGCTGTCCAAGCGTTGCAGCAACGGCATGATACTTTAACCGATCAGCTGGCGCAAGAAAATCAGGCCGTTGAGCGGCAGCAAGACTTGATTCAGCATCTTTCAGGCGATAAATCCATGCAAGACTACTTCGACAAGCAAGTTAATGCCATTGAAGCAGCATTTGCTAAAGTCGAATCTCGCATAAATAAGACCTACGGATCTACAGAGGAAACCGCTACACAACATGCAGAGCGCATTGTAGCAGAAACCAAAAAGGCTCTCGCATCGCAAAACCAAGCCGCAACAAAGCAGCCTGTAATTGCATCGCAAGGTAGCGATGACTCTAAAGATGATTCTAAAGCTGACCGAATTCGGGCGATTGCCGAAGAAGTCGGCAAGCTCAATAAGGATCTGACCCATGCCGCATTAAGCAGTAAGGTATTGAAAAATGCACTGCGCATGGCAGGAGGCATCGGGCAAAAAGCCTTTGCCTGGGTGGGCAGCAAGCTGAAAGCTGTCCAAAACCGATTGGCCCAAGCATCTCAAAGCGTCGCTCAATTCCGTAATCGGATCGCACGGCTCGTATCTGGTGCGTTGGTATTCAATGTGTTGTCATCTGGATTGCGCACACTGACAAACCGGATGGGCACCGCCCTGCTTTCCAGTGCATCCCTGCGGCAGGCCCTAGGCAACCTGCAAGGCGCCGCGTCTACCGCTGCCGCACCGTTGATTCAAGTCCTGACCCCTGCCCTGACCGCGCTGGCCAACGCGGCGGCCACTGTATTTGCCTACCTTGCAAAGCTGGTGGCGTTCCTGACCGGCAAAACGGTGTCATCCGCCAAGGCCGCAGCTAAGGGCATGAGCGGAACATCCAAGGCGGCGAAAGATGCCGCCAAGAGCCTGGCCGGTTTTGACGAGATCGAACGGCTGGACAAGAAGGACAGCTCTTCCGGTGGTTCGGGTGCCAGCGGTATCACCCCCAACTATGACTTTGATACGCAGGATTCGTTTCTGGATTCTGTGCTGGCCGCCATCGAGGCAGGCGAATGGAACCGGGTCGGGCAGCTCATTGCCCAAAAGCTCAACGAAGCGCTGGCCGCTATCCCCTGGCCGGATATCCAGGATAAAGCCCAGACCTGGGCCACAAACATTGCGGATACCCTCAACGGCTTTATCGCCCGGCTGGATTGGCGGCTGGTTGGCTCCACCATTGCACAGGGGCTGAACACTGCCCTACTGTTTGTGGATACCTTTATGCAAGAGTTTCAATGGGAAACATTGGGCAACGGTCTCGGCAATGGACTAGAGCAGTGTGTGGCAGAGGTTGATTGGGTAGCTCTTGGCCGCGTACTGACTGATGGTATGCGGGCTGCCATTTTAACACTGTACGGATTCGTGCAGGCCTACACCGGATGGACTGAGCTCGGTAGTTCCATTGCCACCTGCATCAATTCGGCTATCTCCAATATTCCCTGGCAGGAGGTCGGAGTGGGCATGAATGGCGTTGCGTTGGGCTTGCTTGCCGCACTGATTGCCGCCGTGGAGGGCTCCGATTGGGCTACTTTGGGCCAGAGCATCGTAACAATGATCGGTTCCATTGACTGGGTGGGCCTTTTTTCTTCACTGAGCACTCTGGCAGTCGATGTACTGGCCGCTATCAACAGCATCCTTGACCAGGTAGACTGGGGTACTGTGGGGCGGACACTCTTAGAGTGCCTCCAGGCCATTGACTGGGGAGGAATACTTTCTCAGATAGTCACAATCATCATCAACACTTGGCCTCTATTGATAGCCATGCTGGGCGCCAGTCTGCTACCGCAACTTGGATCCTTTATTGTAGGAACAGTCCTGCCCAGCATTTTGGGTGGTCTGGCTTCCCTGATTGCAGGCATCGTTTCTGCCATCGGTCTGTGGCCCGCGCTCTTAATTGCAGCACTAATCGTATTAGCTACTGCCATCATCGCATACTTGGTGACGCACTGGGATGATATTAAGCAGAAATTCGGCGAAACTCTTGACAACCTAAAAGAGACGCTAGATCAGGCAGGAGAAAACATCAAAGAGGTATGGAACGCCTGCTGGACGAGGGTAAAAGAAATTGCTGCGGACCTCTGGGCGAAAATCCAGCAAGGCTGGGACGATTTCTGGACGGGAGTGAGAAACGCTCTCGACACCGCCGCGGCCAACATTAAGCAAGGCTGGAACAGCGCCTGGAACACGCTCGCCGAGATTGTGTCCGACATTTGGAACGGCATCACCAGTACCATCAAGACCGCCGTCAACGGCATCATCGGCTTCATCAATCGGATGATCTCCGCCGTTGTCACCGGCATCAACACGGTCATCAATGCGCTGAACGGCCTTTCGTTCGACCTGCCGGACATATTCGGCGGCGGGCATGTCGGGTTTAATATCAGCACCCTGACCGCCCCGCAGATTCCCTACCTGGCGCAGGGCGCGGTTATTCCGGCGAACCGGGAGTTCCTGGCCGTGCTGGGCGATCAGAGCCACGGCACCAACGTGGAAGCTCCGCTGGACACCATCAAGCAGGCCGTGGCCGAGGTCATGGAGGATCTGCAGGCGGGCCAGATGGCAGGCTTTGAAGCCGTTGTTGCCGTGCTGCGGGAGATCCTCTCCGCCGTGTACGGCATTGAGCTGACCGACGAAGACGTGGGCCGCGCGGTGCAGCGCTGGCAGCGCAAACAGCTGATTGCCACAGGAGGTGTGTAACGTGATCTTAACCAACCTGTTCCAGATCGATGGCAAATCCCTGTACGCACCGGACTGCGACATTGAACCGAGCTATTCCGACCTGGATTCCAGCGATTCTGGCCGCGACGAAGCCGGGTTTATGCACCGGGAGGTGGTGCGGGAAAAAGTGGCTACCTGGCCCATCGCCTACAGCTGCCTGACGGATGATGAATACAAGTACACCATCGGGCTGTTTGCAGGCAAATCCACATTCCAGTTCACCCACCCCAAGGCCGGATCTTCCACCGAGACCGAAACCACCACCTGCTACTGCAGCAAATACGGCATCGCCTGGCATAACGCCAAGACGAAACAATGGAAGAATTTGAAGTTTAACATTATTGAATGCTGATTGGAGGCGAAGCATGTACTATCCTGTTTTGCTGCTGCCAAACGGCACCGAGTTAAAGGGCGGCTCCCCCGGCAGTGCGGTCAAAAACCTGACGCTGCACACTGCGGTAAACGCCGGGCAGGAATTCGCCATCGGCTCTGCTTATTCGGATTACATCGAGACCGAAATCTGGGCGAACCCGGGCGGCAACCTGCAAATTACTGCCGGGGACACCCTGACCTACTACCGGCAGGACGATGCCGGGAACCGCACCAAGGTGGGCATTTTCTATGCCGAAAAGCCCACCCGCACCAAGCGCAACAGCTACAAGGTCACGGCCTACGATACCATGTCCAAGCTGGATGCGGACTTCTCCGGCTGGTTGCGGGCCAATCAGGCGCAGTTCCCCAAGACCATCTGGCAGCTGGTTCAGCTGGCCTGCCAGCGGGCAGGGGTCACGCTTGCCAGCAGCAGCCTGCCCATCAACGGCAGCTACAGCGTGCAGGCGTTCTATGCAGACGATTTAACCTGCCGCCAGATCATCTCCTGGGCGGCAGAGGCCGCTGGCTGCTACGCCCACATGAACGCGGACGGCAAGCTGCAATTTTTGACCTACGCCGATAAGCGCAGCACTGCCAAAATCACCCCGGACGGTGCCAGCAGCACCGCCTATTATGCTGACAGTTTGAGCTATGAGGACTACACGGTCAAGGCCATTGAGAAAGTCCAGATTCGGCAGTCGGACAGTGACGTGGGCGTGATTTATCCCGACAGC